CGTAATCAGATTATGAAAGAAGAGCCTATAGAGCTAGTTGGTAAGTTTCAGCCTGGTGCTATGGCAATGTTCTTTTATAATCCAAAAACAAAAGACAAGCTTCCATACTATGACTCTTTTCCTTTAACTATTATTGTTGATAAAGCTCCTGGTGGCTTCTATGGTTTGAACTTGCATTACTTACCTCCAGTACTAAGAGCTAAGTTCTTAGATGTGCTATTAGATAATACTAGTAATAAAGCGTATGATGAAAAGACTAGATTTGCGGTTAACTATAACTATCTAAAGAAGTCTGCTCGTACAAAATACTTTGCTCCGTGCTTTAAACATTATCTTACTGATCATGTAAAGAGTAGATTTGCTATCGTACCAGCACCTGAATGGGAGATTGCTACTTTTCTTCCTCTTGCTGATTGGCAGAAGGCTAGTGGTAATAAAGTATATGTAGATTCAAGAAGGATGTTAAGATGAATATTGATCAATTAAAGGGTGTAGCATCTAAAGGTAGAGGTTTTGCATCTGCTAATCAATTCTTGGTAGAGTTACCATCGCTTAACGGACAATATGATACAAGAGATCTTAATATACTCTGTACTAATGTCAACCTTCCTGGTAGACAGATAATGACTCAGGAAAGGTTGATTGGTATTAAGGCCCGTAAGATGCCAAACGGATTTGCTTCTGATGATATTAGTCTTACGTTTCATGTTATGAACAATTATAACATAAAAAAGTATTTTGAGACTTGGCAGAATAAGGTTATCAATCAAGACACTTTTGAGATAGGATATGCGAACGACTTTACTGAGCAAGTAAAGATAAAACAACTTAAAAAAGGAATGGCTTTTGACTTTCCTATAGATAAAATCTTCGGATTGAATCTAGATATAGATATAAGAACGAGGGAATCTATTGTGTATGAATGTACATTGTTAGATGCCTTCCCAACAACAATGAATGGAATTGAATTTACTGATGAGCAAGACGGTTTAGTTAAGCTCAGTGTCCAGTTATCATATACGAACTGGACTTCGAAATAATAAGGATGATAAATTATGGCATTGCCAAAGATTAACGCACACCCCAAGTATGAGATGGTTATACCATCTTCTAAAGAAAAAGTTAGATTTAGACCTTTCTTAGTTAAAGAAGAAAAAGTACTAATGATTGCAATGGAATCAAATGATACTAATCAAATGTTACATTCAATTGTAGATACATTAGATGCTTGTATAGAAGATGGTGTTAAAAAAAATAAGCTGACTACCTTTGATGTAGAGTACATGTTTACTAAACTAAGAGCTAAGTCAGTAGGAGAAACATCTAAATTAGGTGTAAACTGTGAACACTGTGATGAGCAGAATGAAGTAGTAATTAACGTAGAAGAGATTGGGATTACTATTCCTGAAACAGACTTTATGCTTGATTTAGGAGATAATATTATAGTAGAAATGCAATGGCCCACCTACTCTACCGTTGTAGAAATGGACTTAGGTGGATCTGAAACAGATCAAGCATTTGCTATCATGAGAGCTTCATTAGCAGCTGTACATACTGGAGAAGAAAGAATAGACTTAAAGGGTGAGACAGAAGCAGAGATTCAAGATTTTTTAGAATCAATGAACAGATCGCAATTTGAGAAGTTACAGAATTTTATTTCAGGAATGCCAGCCTTATCCCATGATGTGGTATTTAACTGTAGTAAATGTGAAAAAGAGAATAAACAAGTATTACAAGGAATGCAAAGTTTTTTTTAGTGTGTCTATCTCACAATGATTTATTCACTCATTTCCAAACTAACTTTTCTTTAATGCAACATCATAAATATAGTTTGGGTGAGATAGACGAAATGGTTCCTTGGGAACGTGAAGTTTATGTTTCCTTGCTAATAGATTATTTAAAAGAAGAAGAGTTAAGAAGAGAGCAAAAGTAATGGCTGTAGAGAAAACATTAAGTGATGTAGTAGCTGAGTTAAAAGCTAATAATAAAGCTACTGCTCAGACAAATAAGAATCTAGATAAGCTAGTAAAAATGATGACTCCGGATGGAGATGATTTAGAAAGTAAGCTTGATAAACAGCGTAAGCGAACAGCTACTACTACTAAATCAGGCGCGTTCAAAGCTGGTCAAAAAACAGCCGAAGCAATAACTAATCCGTTTATACTGCTTAATCCAGCTGCAATGCTTGCTCCTCTTCTAACTGGTATAGCTGCTTTTAGTGCTGGATTAGCTGGGTTGCGTGGTTGGGAAGTCGCTGCTCTTAAAAAGGTTAAAACAGGACTAAGTACATTAGGTGATATAGCTGCGAAAGGTGCGGACAGTCTTAAACTAGGATTACTAAGAAGAGTGTTTGGTATTGGAGCTGACGGAGAGAAAATATCAGGTCTAGGTAAAAAAGGCGATCTTACTAAAGTAATGTCTGTTGAAGAAGCTGTTAACAACAGGATACAAGCTTTAAGAACTAAATTTCTTAATACATTTGGAATTGGAGCAGACTTAAAACCTATTCAAGATCCAACTGATGCTATGAAGGTAAGTGCTAAAGGATCTTTAGCCTTAAGAGCAACAGCTGCTATGGGTAAAATATTAAACCCTGTACGTAGCTTTGCCACTGGAGTTACTGATTTTATTAAAGGAGCAGGTGCTGGATTATTTAAATTCTTAGACCCGTTTATTAGTGGCGCCAAAACGTTTGGTAGTATTTTTAGTAAGATAATGGCTCCAATCGGTATTCTTATATCACTCTTTGATGGTGTTAAAGCTTTTAACGCAGAAGAAGGTGGTTTGTATGAAAAATTTAAAGCGGGGTTCTCTACTGCTATAGCTGACTTCATTGGTGCACCATTAGATTTACTTAAATCAGGTATGACATGGATACTTAAAAACTTGCTAGGAGTAGAAGTAGATGAAGAAGGTAAGGTTATACCTGGTCAAGGACTAAAAGGAGAAGCTCTTAGAGTTATAAAAGAATTTAGCTTTGAAGATAGTATTAAAGGGCTGATTAATGGAGTTTTTGGAATAGGTGAAAAAGCTTTTAAATGGTTTGGTGATCTGTTCACTGGTAAACTAAATGTTATAGAAGCTATGCAAACACGATTAAAAGAATGGCTCGGTGAAAAAGCTAGTTTAGCTGAATGGATTTACGACAAGGCTATAACTCCATTAGTAGAATGGGTTGCTTCTAAATTCGATATTAAATTAGCCTTACCAGAACTAGACTTAATGACAATGCTGACCGATACTTATGAACGTATAAAGAATGGCTTTTGGTCTTCTATGGAATCTCTTACAATATGGTTTGCTACCATGCCTAAACGACTAGGATTATCCTTAGAAGAAGAATGGGTCTATACAATGCAAAAACTAAAAGTTGGCTTTGTTAAGTTTGGTGATTGGGTAGCAGGATTACCTGATTCTATATTCTTAGGTGCACTACAAAAAATAAAAGATACTGTACCTAATTGGGCTGCAAAGGCAATGGGGCTTGATGAATCTATTAAGGGTGCTAAGTTAAACATATCTAACAGAGAAGAAATTACATCTGCAGCTATGGAAAGAATAGACTATGATACAGCAAAACGTCTTGGTGAAATTAACACTAAACGTGATGAGTTAGAAGCTCTAACTATGGCTTTAAATGATGCGAGACAGTATAACAGCACTACTAATAATGGTTCAATAGCTTTACAACAAAATACTGCCACCGTCGATATTCTCAACGGTGGCAGCTTTGATGCTATTGGTGGGCCTTAGTATTAGTCGTCAGCTGCTAACTTAGCAAAGTACGACATAGTATCATCCTCATCAAGAGCAGTATTCTCTGCTGTTGCCATAGGAGCAGGAGCGGCCATAGGAGCAGCTGCTGCAGGAGCAGAAGCTTGAGGAGCCACATAAGGCGTAGAAGTATCTAACGATACATTCTCACGTACAGTACGTGGTGCACTCTCACCTAATACAAGAGCTAGACGAGACTTAAGCTCATCATATGTCTTGAAGTTCTTAGGATCAGTCCATT